GGGCTTGGGCTGTATGTCTTCGCCTTCCAATGTGCCAGCGACTTGCTGTGAACCATCTTAACGTCAGATGACGATATGTGATCCTTTTTGGCGTGGTATTCGCTGTTGGATAATCTGTCTGCTGGGATCATGCTCATTATATTTCGCCTTCTAGCTTTGCAACAAGCTCACGAGCGTAAGTTTTTGAGATTGACTCAAGCGCATCACCAATTTGGAACAGTGCTTGAGCTATTCCACGAATGTTGCCATCACCTCTGGCCATAGTGTCAAGCGCATCGGCTACGCCTGAGCCACTACCGTGCATGTTCCACTCATGGCCAAGGCTCTCGGCGGCGTGGTCAATTAAAGTTTTAATTTGGTCTTCAGTCATTGCATTGCCTCCCTAGCAATATAGCAGAAGGTCTCGAAATCAACCTCCACTGTGTAATCGTGATCGCAATCGGTTAGCGCAGCCACAGGGATCACGCATCGCATTGGCTTACGGTCATATTTGTAAATCAGGCATGGCATCTTTCCGTCAAGATCGGCGGCACCCGAAGCCTGATCCCACCATGCAGGCGCACCGCCTATGGGGCCGTCCTTGTAGCGTTTAAGCTCAAGCGTGAACGGAAATGCTGGATCGTCTGGTATCAAGTCAGCATGTCCTGCCGTCCTATATTGCTCTAGGTTGCGCTTGAAGCCGATGCCCAGCTCATCGCGAAGCATGTTGGCAACTTCGCGCTCAAATGATGCGCCCTTATTGCGCCCGTTGACCATCAGTCCGGCTGCGGCTGCGTAACTTCAATGCCAGCATCAGCCGCCCTTTCTACAGCGGAACTGCGCACGAATGCTGTAAAAGATAGCCCAGATCGGCGCGCCGCTTCTGCGATGGCTTCCTTCTGGGCCTGGGTAAACCCTATTAACTGCTTGTGATCCATCGGACCCTCCTATGTTTGCCCCTCCTGCTTAATATTAAATAAATATTAGTGCAAGCGGAAAATATCTATTGCGCATATTGTTATAATATGTGATGAAGAGTTACAGAAAGTTAAACAAAGGAAATCTGTTATGCACACTAAATCAATCATCGTAACCAACGTCCACTTTCACGGCTTTGCGTTTGCTTATGACCCAGATACCACTGAGGGCGTGTTTATCCCAGCAGGCGTTATCGAGGGCCACACAGTCAACGCTGGCGATAGCATCAATGTTGTCTTGATCCCCAATTACTCTGACAAGGCCAGCTCAACGCCTTGGATGGCGATCAAGATTGAAAACGGCGTTAAGTTCCCGCAGCCTGAGGCCACCGCAGAGGTCATTGAGCTGCCCGAGCCGGAGCCGGAGCCATTGTCGCCGCAGAAGCTCGACAAGGCTGTCTTTGCCTACATTGGTGAGACGAAATACTGCACCACCGCCGAGATTGCTGAATACCTTAACATTGACAGCAAGACCGCAGGTAACTCGGCCCAGCGCAATTTCAGCGCCGGACGCATTGCCAAGGCTGCTGTCTATAACCGCGTCGGCCTGACCAAACCCAACTTTATCTTGTGGGCCATGAACGCCTCTGATTTTGTGGAGGTTTGATCGTGAGCAACCTAATAAACTGTCCTGAATGCGATGGTGATGGCACCGTTGAGCGTGAAGTCTGGGTCGCCCAAAGCGCAACCTGGCATGGCGACTTTAGTTGTGAAATTGAAACTTGCGATAATTGCAATGGTGACGGTAAGATTGAACCGTTGGAGGAAGACGAGTGAGCAACTCAGAAAAATTGATTGACCAGGTGATACAATGCGCCGAAATGGATATGTCGCAAACGGAAATCGCAGACTTTCTGCGTGTCACCCCCTCAACAGTTGGTCGTATTACCAGCAAACTCAACATCAAGCTAAAAAGAAAGCGTCGTGAATATGGACCTAATAATGCAATATATAAAACGGCTGGAAAGAGTGAACTCAATCCTGCTGTCGGAACCGAAGACAGCCATGAGGCCAGCGTTGCAGCAGAGGCTGCAAGAGCAAAGCGCGCTGCTAGAGAAGCTAAGGTCCGCGATCAGCGATCTGCCGAAGCCAGACTGAAGGCCAGCCTGGAGGGTGTGACTGATAAGCATGAACGCTATGAGATCACTTACGGCCACTGCCTGCTTGAGTTTGAGAAGTTGCAGCACAAGCTCGGCAACCGTGAACCATTGCCATCCATGCAGGCTCGCAAGTCAACTATGCACCCCAGCGCCGTTGAGCTGGCCGAGAGACGCCGCCAGCACGGCATAGAGCAGGGTGAGCATCTTTTCCGCATGTTGCGTTATGACCAGCGCATTACGGCCTCTGAGGGCGCCGGTATGCTCGGTGACAGCATTGCGCGCACCTCAAGCTATCTCAACAACATGGCGGACGCTGGCAAGCTGTACCGAGTGCGCGATTTTGTTAAGGTTCCTGGCTACACTAAGCCGCAGTGGCGCTGGGTGTTCAGCAAGCAGCCGATCAAGGCGTTGGCGAATAAGTTTGAGGAGGATGTGTGATGAGAACGCGCCCGAGGCAATTGGAGGTGGTTAGAGTGGCGTTGGCCAAGGCATATGTGGATAATTACAAAATGAACAAGGGTTGTAGTCGTTGTGGATTTAATGAGCATCCAGTTGCACTTGAATTTAACCACATTGATCCGTCCCAAAAAGTCAAAACTGTGTCTCAGCTTGTTAAAAAGGGGGTAATAAAGAACATAAAGGCTGAGATCGAAAGGTGTCATATTTTATGTTCAAATTGTCACCGAATCCATACTTACGCTAATAAGCATCACATGAAATTATCGGAGAGTTTAGATGACTGACGAAGAGCTGGAGCGCAAATTGCACATTGCAGGCGCACTTGGATGCGCCATTGGCTTCATATGCGGCGCTGGCTTGATGGCGCTGGTGGGCATTATATTTTGAGGTCGTGTGGGTGGCCGTTGAAGTAGATGCTGGCACATTTGGTAGCAACGTCACACTAGGCTAAACAACCACCATTCCCGTGGTAAGTCGATTTTATCTTGTGATGATAGCCACCCACTCGAACTTTGTAATCAAAGCCGCACTCGGTCACAAGCGGTTATTTGAAGCTGTCGAATGTTTTTTGCATNGACTGCTCTTCATCCATAAATTCCTTTGGTGAAATGTATGTTGTCACCGAAGTCAGCTCATCGCCCCGGCGGAAGACCACAGCGCCCAAATCAATTGCCACAAACGCAAACACGTCTGACACGCCTACGTTCTTTTTGGGTGTGTGGAATGCGTATCTATTGCTGGTCTTGTGCGTCTTGCTTGCGGTCTTCACTTGTAAGGTCAACGTCTGTGTGTCCGTTTGTATATACGCATCGTGATCTTTGATCTGGCAGAGCGTGCAAGAGTAACCAGCGAGCGACAGGTAGGCGAGAGCTAAATGCTCTCCGGCCCTACCCACCGATGCACTGGCCTTCTGATCTTGTCTGGCCACTTAGCTAACCTGACTAAGCTAAATCATCAATTCGAAGTGCGGTCCGTCGATGAAGGGCCGACGCCCTTGTGACCGACGCAAATCAATGTATTCGTTCATGGCCTCTTCCATTGTGCCTTTATACTGGCCAATGCTGTCGATGTGCCATGCAGCACCCCAGCGCACTTTGCAGCCTACAGCGTTGGCACCCTCGGCCATTGCGTCAGCCAGGTCATCATATAGGTTCAGCTCCCATGAGCCGCGTCCACCAATGTAGGCCATCAAGTCAACGGCAAGGCCATCGAGGTGCTTGGATTTCATTGTCTGTGACGCGCCCTTGGCGACCAGAGCCTTCTGCATTTCAATCGTGCGAAGCCCTTGGATAACGCCGAAGTCGGTCTTGGTTGCCGTGATTGCATGTTTAACCACTGCCACCAATCTCTCATCGACGCCCTCCATGCGGTCCAAACTGCGTTGTGATAATTTGTAAGTCATTTCGTTAGCCCCTGTTTCTTTTCGTAGCTGCGAAGACCGCCCAGGCCGAGCATCCCCATCATAACTGTCATCAAGCTGCCCATGTCAAATGTAGGCAGCTCCGGTATCTCGACGCCAGCAACGGTGACGCCGAAGACGATGAATGGCTGCAAGACGAAGTGGTATGCAAACGCAGCGCCGCAAACCCATCCAATGAACGGACGCCAACCACCCTTAAACACCGATCCACTGGCCGCTTCAGCCTTGTTGACCTCGATCTGCGCAAGCATGGCTTCTTGAGCGTGCTTGTCGGCCATCGTACTCAACTCATGCGCCAGCCGT